CCTCCTCTCGTTTATGGCATTCGTCTAACATACAATTGTAAAATTCCTCTTGTGCAAAAATCAAACGGTCTTTGCTTTTAATAAGGCTTTTAAGATGTCGCACTTGGCGGCGTAGACGGCGGATGGTGCGCTGTTGTGTACTGAAACGATATTCTGCGTCTTCAACTGTACGCACCAATTCTACAAGACGTGCAATTAAGGCTTGGGGAGTTGCCTTATTCAACCCATCCAAGTATTTCGACCATACAAATCTATATTTTGTCTTTTCCATTTTTTTACGTTTTTTATTTGTTGGTTTAAAAATTGTTTGTCCGTTTGGTTGTAGAGACGCGCCATGGCACGTCTCTACGGGCGGGGCGCGGCGATTAACGCCAGAAAGGTGATGATCCCATATTTCCTCCTTTTTTATTTGGTTATTTAAAAATTGTTTGTATATTTGTAGTGTCCAATCACAAAGGGCGCGACAACATCAAGCTCCTCTTGGATGTAAGGCTTTCTTAATCGAAAGCCTTTTTTTATCTCATCCGTTTGTCGTAGAGACGGTGTGCACACCGTCTCTACAATGATTTCAATACAATGCCGATTCTACTGCCTTTTTTCTCGAAACCGAATGTACCTTTCAGACAGCCGTCTTTCAGTTTCTTAACATTGGTGCAAAATTCGCCTGCAAGCATTGGGTAAATATTCCCAAAATCAACATCTTCAAACAAAAATTGCATTCCAGATGCTGATGTCGAACTCATATTCATAAAACTTAACGTTCCGTCAAATGTGTAATCAGCATCTTTGTTTTCTATTTTAATTGGGTAAGCCTCTATTTCGTCATCTCTGTAAGGCAATCCCAAATGTTTATGAACACGCTCGTTCATTCTCCAAATACCATCATCAACCATTTGTCCTTTGAAAAAAGGTATAGTCCATGTTTTCTTTTTTTTCATTTTATTAAAATTTTATTTGTTGGTTTAAAAATTGTTTGTACTTTTGTGGCAAGTAGAGACGCTCGATGTTTCGACGTGGGGCACTTGGACTCTACGGGAGGCGGGGCAACCCGCCTTTCATCTTTCTATATGGTAAATTTCCATACCATTACAGTAGATTATGATACCTTTCATTTTAGTATGTTGTTTAAACCATCGGTTTATTTTTTCTATAAGATCGGGCGTTAAAGACTCCGAAAGTCTTATTATTGCATAGTCTGCCTGTTCATACGATTCGTTCAAACGTTCAACTATTTTACCACCTTTGCCTTGCATATCTTTAAAATCAGCAACCCACTCATCACCGTTATTCCAAATGATAACTGCATCGGCATTACTGTTTTTGCCTCGTGGTGTCATTCCTTTGGGATAAAATTGAGGTCGCAAATATTCTTGACTTTTTAATACATTCGGCAGCATTTTTACCTCTTTTACTTTGGGGTTATTGTCTAAGAAGGTTTGGGCGGCACGCATATTTCCGACTATTTCTGTTTGAGTGTGCATCGGATGCACTTTTATCTTTGGGTTTATCGGGCTTTGATAGAAAGCCTTGTTGCCCAATGAGAGAACCAACGGTGCGGCAATTTTCGGGTTGGTGTGTTGGTGGTATACGTTGGTGTCGTCGAATACTATGCCGTCTTTTGGATTAGTACCAACGCCTGACATACCTTTGCCATTTGACGGAATGCCTATGGGGTTGCCGTCGGTGGGTTCGTCGGATGTTTCCTCCCAGTCGCACTTACAGTTCCAGATGTTACCGGGGAAGTTTTTCTCCCAAAACGGATCATCTTTGCGCCAAACACGATTCCAAAATAGACGATGAGCCTCGCGTGGTGTTGCGCTACGCGACGGTATCCATCTGATGCAAGGAAACAGGCGCATAGATTTTTCGCTGTTAAACTCTGCCCACTGTTTGGCAGTCCGCGCACGGGCGGTGGCGGTGTTGCACTCAGAGGCAAGATAACTGTTAAACTTTTTAAGCACGTGTTTGGCGGTCTCCACATCGCCGCCTGTTTTGTCTAATTGTTGCAACACCTGTTGCATAGCGCAAAAAGTCTTGTCGGAGGCAAAGTTGGCTACATTGTGCAGCATACTAATGTAAGTGTCGGCATCTTCGCCAGGAAATACAGAGGTAATGCTCTTTTGCAGTTTGTCGGTATAGTCTGACAGCAGCGCGTTATTCATTACACCCATACCATTGGCGGCAATATCGAGCACAGTTTTTTCTTGCTGAGGGTCGGACATCAACTTGGTAACACGCCCCAATGCTTGGATAAATATCGCATTAGCCTGAGACTTGATAACTTCATCGTCTTGATAGTATAGACGGTCTAATATTTGGGTTAGGGATGCGCAGGTGGCATCCCCTACGCGAAAAAACCATCACATTCTTTAAAAGACAATCCTGCTGAGCCGCTAACATTTCGTGCAGCGGTTACCTCCACACCGAACTTTCCTTTAATCCATTTCGGGTCGATGACGTAGTATGGCATTACTGCCACCGTTTTTGTCCAAAGGTCGGTGAGGTTTTCCGATGCCGTGAATGCGAAAGTTAGCGGCTGATCGGAGATAAGGCGGAGCGAACGGAGGGCGGGCAGAACTGCGGTGTTAAAATAAATCTCCACCATACGGCTGTCGGACTCGATAAGGCGTTGGAGTATCTCTTTGGACGATTCCTCTTTAGAGTAGTTGCCATTGGCGGTATCTTGACCAATGATAGCACCCGAAATAACCATCGACATTTCACGGTTGCAAAGGGTAATAAGGTTGTTGTAGACATCGCCTGTTGTATTAACGCCAGAAGCAAATTGCAGTTCCTCTGTGCTATCTATAACCATTGCGGCGGCAGAACCCATTTCGCGGAGCATAGTTTCGGCACGTGAAAGCATTTCGGGGTCTTGCGTGTTGGTTTTGAGAAAACGCGGCGGAATGCCGTATATCTCGCACAGTTCCGACCAGCAACTTTGTGCAAACTTTTTGAAAAGCACATGCGGCACGGTCTTGTTGAGTATGCCTATGTGGTTGGAGTTAAATTCAAGAATGGTTTTGCCGTACTCTTTAAGTCGGCGGTATGGTATGCCGGTGTTGGCGTAATAGTCGGGAAGGAAAATGCCGTCGCCGGGTTCAACGTTCTGCCTTGGTATCACATTAAACACTGGGTAAGGCTTGCCGGGTATAAACTCACAAAGCGAATAACCGTACAGTTCGCTGTCTAAGATGGCTTTTATAAGGTCTTGGATAAACGGCAATGCGGCAAGCGCAGCACTTGCTTTTTCATCGGGTTTGCCGTCGGGAGTGTTGAGCGTAAAGGCACGCGACATTACGGGTTCTTGTCGGTTCTGTATCTGCGAAGCAAGAAGGGCATCGTCGGTAATGTCGGCATAGATATTTTGCAAAAGGTATTGACGCGGCGAGTAAACACTGCGGGCAACGTTGACGGCATTCTGCCAGTCTGCTATATCTTTACGTGTGCGGTTTTGGTAACGCTTGATAATTTCGGAGGATAATATCTTCATTTTTAATTAAAAATTAAAAGTTAAAAATTAGGGGTTAAGCGGACGAGCCGTCCGCATTCCAATTACAGCGGTTCGTGGCGGAATTTGGGACGGCTTACCATACGGAATGGCATTGACAAAGTGTCATCGGCGGCTGTGCCTTCGCCTTCGCCCTCACCTTCACCGTCGGATGGTTGAAAAATGGCATCGGGGATAATGTAACGCGAAAGGGCAAACTCACCTTCACCGGCAATGCGTTTCAATAGATCGATGGTGTCGTTATAGATTGCGGTTATGCGCTCGGTTAGCACATCGGGGCAACTCAATTCAATGATGTTGTAAGCTGCAAGGCGTTTGATTATGCGCAGAAGGAGCGGGTTTCTGTCGGTGCCGGTTTTGTTGAACATTGCATCTATATCATACAATCGCCATGCTCTGTATTGCTGTTTGGTTAGCGATGCTGTCTCTCTCCTTAGGTTGGCAGCATTGAGATAGCCCCTAACAAGCATTTCGGCAGTATCGATAGCCTCTTCTACTATTTCGGTGTCGTTATCGGTTATTTGATTTACTTGATAAGAGTAAAGCACCGATTTTAGCTCTTCTGGTTGTATCATATTTCAAGTATTAAAAAAAGAAATTCACAATTACGAGTTAATGTATGTGGGTTTTATGCTAACTGTTTTAATGGTAGTGGTTTTTGGATTGTTGGTAGACCGGGAATGAGTACGATAAGTAAGAGTATAAACCGAATAATCTTTGTTGGTTTCTACCTTTTGCAAACCACGACGAACAAAGGTTGCAAATTCTGGTGTGGCATAGCCAAATAAACAATTATTAACTTGGTCTATAATATCAAAAATATAATAACCCTTGGCTTTGTTTGGTGCTTTTTGAGAGGTGTTATAAAAGTTTTGCACCGCTATTGTAACAGTAAAATCTACTGTTGCCACTTGTTGTAAATTGAGCAAATTGTCGTAGTCTACACTTTCAATATCAGTAATAGCACATGGGAATTTTACCGCATGGGTTTCTATTTCCAATTGTCCCCAATTGCGATCTATGTAAGCAAGCGTTTCTACATTAGCCAATCGCTCGTTAACAATCTGAAGGAGTTTGCCTATATTCATGGTGTTTTTTTGTTTGATTACAGGGCAAAATTCGGGTTTCGGCGGCTAATAATAAAAAATACTGCTCAAAATGAGTAAAGTTTTTTTACAAGGCAGAATTAATACTCAACTTTGCCATAGAAACACAAAAAACTATGAATAACAAAAATCAAGAAAAAGAATTAGCACGGCTCTACTACATGCAGGGCGAACAACAGAAAACCATTGCCGAAAAACTTGGCATTGGCGAAAACACCGTAGCCCGATGGGTGAAAGACGGACAATGGGAAGCCCGCCGTGCCGCACTCAATATCACACGTCCCGAAATCGTAAACAAGATACTTGTATTAATAAGCAAGATACTTGAAAAGGTGGACGACATAGAGGAGATGGAACCCGAAGCACTTGCCAAACTTATCTCCCAAATTCAGAAACTTGCCAACAGCATAGAAAAACTTGACAAACGGGCAACGGTGATGGACAACATCGAAACCTTCCAGAACTTTAACCGATGGATGGAAAGTCAGATGAAATACGACGCCGAACTCACCCCGCAGTTGTTAACCAAAATAGCCCAGTTGGAAGATCAGTTCGTCCAAGCCCAATTCGACAAAGGAAAACGTATGTAAACAATTCATAATTCATAATTCAAAATTCATAATTAGCGATGCGAATAGTTTTATGTGATAGCGAAACAATCAACAGTTACGGTTTCAAGACCGATGTAAAAGGCATCAACCTTTCCCGGTTTGAAAAGAACCCCGTAATGCTTTACCAGCACAACCCACATACGGTGATAGGCCGATGGGAAGACATCAAGATAGAAGGCGGACAATTGAGCGCAACGCCTGTATTTGATATGGAAGACCCCGAAGCGGCAGAGATAGCCCGCAAGGTGGAACAAGGTTTTATAAAAGGTTGCTCGATGGGCATTGTTATCAAACAGATGACACGCACCAAGGGCATCGACACCGCAACCAACAGTGTACTATTAGAGGCAAGTATCGTTAGCATTCCCGCCGATGAAAACGCTCTTGTGGTATATGAAGACGAAAAACAGCAAAAGAAACTTAGTATCAACGAATTTAATAAACTTTTTTATCAAATGAAAGCAAACGAAAACAACAAACCAATTGACAATTCACATTTGACAATTGACAATTTGCAGGCGGAACTTGCTGCCAAAGACGACATCATTGCCGACCTTTCGGCGCAGATAGACAAACTCAATAAAGACCTTGCCGAGCGTGATTATCACGATGCAGAGGCATTTGTAGACAAAGCCATTGCAGAGGGTAAGATTACTCAAGAGGTAAGAGGCGAAGCATTGAGTTTTTACTTATCTAATCCAAAAGATACAACAAAACTCTTTGAAGTTATCAAGGGCAACGCGCACGAACCTGAGCCAGAACCCGCGCCTCAAGTGTCTCTTTCAAGTTTGATCAACAAACCCAAACCAACCACCAATACATGGGACGAACTCGACCGCAAAGGTGAATTGGCGGCTTTAAAAGCTAACAACTTTGAAGAGTTTCAACGCATCTATACCGAAAAGTTCGGCACTGAATACATTAATAATTAACAATTGACAATTAACAATTGATAATTCATAATTTCTGATTTTTAATTTCTAATTTTTTTATCAACTATGGCACTTAACAAAGAAATTTGGGTAAACGACATTAAAGAACAATTACTACCCGATAATTCATTCGTAACCAAAGGTACAGACTACTCAGCCTATGCAGACAACAACCAGATACACATTCCCGTAGAAAAGGGCTTAATCAATGTGGAGAAAGACCGCAGCGTATTGCCCGGCACAGTTACCACCAGCAACGACACCGAGGCTGTAATCACAATGCACCATTTCACCACCGACCCCGTGCGCGTGTACAACCCCGAAGACGTGGAACTGAGTTACGACAAACGCCGCGTTATCACCGAAAAGATTGCCAAGAGCCTCAACCAAAAGATTGCCACCGAAGCCATCACAGCCATTGCAGCCTACAAAGGCGGAGCAATCGCAGCCAACGCCAAGGTGCTTGACATCTTGCGCGAACAGGCACAGGCATTCGACGAGGGCGACTATCCCGAAAGCGACCGCTACGTGGTACTTTCGGCAGCCGCATACGCCAAACTGTTGAAAGAACTCACCGACGCACAAACCAATGCCTTCCTTGCATGTGCCGATGCAGAAAGCGGCGTAATTGGCAACATCTTCGGCTTGAACATTATGAAACGTTCCACAATTGCTACCAATGTAGCCTACGTAGCTTGGCATAAGAGCGATTACAATTTTGCTCTTGGTGCTGTTGAAATCTTTACTCAAGAAAATGCACCTGAATATTACGGCACAGTGCTTAGTGCCAGTGTAAGATTTGGTGCTTACCTACATTCAGCATCACAAAGCACCGGCGAAACAACTGGTGATTAACCTTTTTTTGCTTTTTCAAAGGCGGGTCTGTTGCGACAACCCACCCGCCTTTTCCATTTAATATAAACCTTAATACACATCAAAAAAAACAAAATGGCAATAGTTACTAACAACATCATCACAGAAGGCTTGTCTGGCAAAATAGCCAAATCCGGTTATGTATTCCGGCAAGTGAACGGCAAAACAGTTTTTGCCCAAAAATCTATTACCAAAGCAGAGCCAACAGCGGCACAATTGGCAATAAGAGAAAAGTTTAAATTGGCTTCAGAAAAAGCTCGTGCCGACTTGGCAGATGCCGAAAAAAAAGAGCAATGGGAACTAACAGCTAAAAACTCAGGCAACAAATACAAAACAGCATTGGGTGCGGCAATAGCCTATTATTTCAATGCAGACTAAGCCCTGTCTTCGGGCTAACTTCGGAGAACGTTCGGCAGGTTCGTCTGTGATCAGACACTTCACAGATTGGCGGCTCGATACCGCCATCCGAAACTAAAACACAAAAAAGAAAATGGAAACAGAATTTGTTAGCATATTTCAGAATCTTGCTTATCCAGTAGCAGTAAGTGTTATATTGTTCCTTATTGGTGGTTACTTTGGCAAAAAGATACTTGCCCAAATGCACGAAAGAGAGGTTGCAAATGCTAAGCTAAGAGACCAATATATCGACTATCTACAAAAAGCAAACACCGATTTAACCTCTGCGGTAAGAGAAAACGCTACTGCTTTTAACAACTTTTCTAAAACATTAGAAGAGTTTAAAGAGGTATTGAAAAGTTTTTAATTGACTATTGATAATTCATAATTCATAATTCATAATTTCTAATTATCATGTTACCATACGTAAAAATCAACTTTAAAAATGGCTCTATTGGCGGTGCAGACCCAATGGACGACGGTGTAACACTCATGTTTTTGAGC